CCGGCAAGAAGTTCCTGCGCCCTACCCGCTCCCCGCGCAAAACCCCTGTAAACTGTCGTCATGGATTTCCTCAATGAGCTCCTTTCCACTGTCAACCGATTCAACCCAATCCTTGTTGACTGGAACAAGTTCCATGACTTGGTTCACATGTGTCCCAAAGCAGCTCTCGTATGGCTCAAGGCACAGGTGAGTGCATCTATCCTTGGAAGGGTGTACTCTATGTGCATGAGGTCAGTACATCTCGTGCTGAACTTTCCCAGCGCCCTGAAACGATTCTTTTTCGATTTCATGCGCGAGTACCACAGAGAGGTGACACAGAAAAGAGATGAGATATTCTATTCTCAACTCTTCGGAGCCGCTAAGACCAGACGCTGGAGCTACCTGGATGATAGCTCGCCCCCTGATGTAGGTATGGGGACAGTCAGTCTGAGAGTGAGAGTCCCCAGGAGTGGACCGAATATTATCGGAATTTTGGGAGCCAGCGTTGTACTCTATGGTGGGTACCGCTTGTTAAAATTCCAGTGGAAGATGTGGAACTTCCAGAGAAGACAGGATGCGATACATGCTGCCAAAACCCGCACCGCATTCCTGGAGCAAGAGTATCAGGAGGTCAAAGAGTGCATGGAGGAGATGGGCCGTCAGGCTCTCCGCACTCGCATGGAGGACTGCATCCTCAAGGACGTCATCGTCCCGGAAGAGCTTGATGAGTCTGGCACCGTAGTGACAAAGGAGGTCAGCCAATTTTTGATGACCCACTACGGCAAGTTCGTTAGACAGCTCGTAGCAATGGCGAAAGTGGAATTCTGCGGCGTTCCAAAGAATACTGAAGCTAACCAACTCGCAGTGTGGCGCTTCATGTACAGATGCTGCGAAAAGAGGGGACTGAACATCCTTGACACCAATCGTGCCCTCAGCCTAGCATTGCCTTTCGCGTTCCTCCCCTCACAATACGATCAGAACATGGCCATAACCATGAATTGTGAGGACACGGTCAAAACCCTCCAGGCATACCGTGATGCCTTCGCCCAGAAGAGTAGCCTCCACAGGCTTCTTGATAACCCCCTCAGCGGTCTCGCCTGGCGAGAATGGGCCCGCTCAGTTTTCTATGGAGACCAGTCCACTGGTCTCCATTTCGCCAAATAGGGGGGTATCGAAAAGTGGCAGGGGGTGCAGTGTCGTCGAACACGTGTCCGGCACCCCCGTCTCCGATGCCACTTTAAAGATACGGACCATAAAGTTCGCCGCATATACCGTGTCTCCGGGATGGGGGACCAGTATCAGTTTGGTTTGCACAATAACAGTGCGGTGAATTTAGAGAGAGGACTCGCAGAACGGGTATTTTGCGTTAAGAACACCTCCTGTGTGCCAGGGGTGGACGCCGAATTCATACCCACTCCTCAACCCATCCGTGGCATATTCGCTCGTCTCAACAAGTACCGCAAGGAAATAGTTCACCACGTCGGACGGAAAGGACCAATTAGTTATGAGAAGTTCCTGGCTTACTACACCGGCCCCAAACTGGTGACCTATAGTAAGGCTGTCGATTCCCTCTGCCTAATTGCCGTCAACAAGTCTGATGCCCGGCTGAAAACTTTTGTTAAAGCGGAAAAGTTGAACCTTACCCTTAAACCTGATCCGTGCCCTCGAGTCATCCAGCCTCGCGACCCGAGGTATAATGTGGAAATGGGACGGTATCTCAAGCACATCGAACACCCCATATATCATGCCATCGACAAAATATGGGGTGGGAAAACGATTTTTAAGGGTATGTCAGTGGAAGCGATGGGACATGAAATCCACAAGAAGATGCGCCAGTTCCCTCGACCCTGCGCAATTGGATTTGATGCGTCCCGGTTTGATCAGCACGTTTCTGTTGAGGCACTTAAGTTTGAACACTCCATCTACAAGAAAATTCACGGATACCCTGAACTTCTGTCACTCCTCTGTGAGTGGCAAATCCATAATGAGGGCACTGCTTTTGCCTCTGATGGATTCTTTCGGTATTCAGTGGATGGCTGTAGGATGTCCGGCGATATGAACACCTCCTTAGGAAACTGTATCATCGCGGCTCTGATCTCCAAGGATTTGATTGATAGGCTCGGTATCTCGGCCACCCTGGTCAACAATGGTGACGACAATGTGTTAATCTGCTCGGTGGATGATGCGGAAGTGGTAGAGAACACATTGTACAGTCATTTCCTTGACTATGGGTTCGAGGTCGTGGCCGAACCGCCTAAATATATCACTGAACAAGTGGAGTTTTGCCAGATGCAACCAGTCTTCGACGGAACACAATACATTATGGTCCGGAACCCTACAGTGTCCATGAGTAAGGACAGCCACTCTATTACCCCATTCTATACAGCCGGGTCCATGCGTAAATGGATTCGTGCCGTTGGTGAGTGTGGCCTGTCTTTAACAGGTGGGATCCCTATCAAACAAGAGTTCTACAAGTGCCTTATCAGGAACGGTGAGTCCAAGGGGAAGATTCATACAAGCAAAGAATTCGCGAGTGGATTTTATCAACTATCCAAACTTTCCTCTCGGGAGGAACGCCCGGTGAGTGCTGCCACAAGGTATTCTTTCTACCTCGCGTTCGGGTATACCCCGGACGAACAAGAGGCTATCGAAAGGTACTACGCTGGCCACACGATCGAGCCGACCTTCTCCGAATCGGGAACTCCGGCAAGAGCCTCCGAATGTCTTCTGCTCCAGTTAATACCCCGCCCTCCGACGATCAGCTCTCAAGCAAACCTCAAAACGACGGTCGTCAAGCCTCCCGTGTCGCTCGACTCAACGTGGGAGCCGGTGTCGCTCGAAGAGCTACTGATTCAAATTCAGCCCGTGACGACACCGCAGCTGCCTGTTTCAACATCTTCGCAGAGAGGGTAGAGGTGACTACCAACTTCAACTTTGGGTAAACTGGCTCGAGGAACCTGTGACTGTCCGGACAACGTGTTTGTCTGGCCGCTCGTCTGCACCGTCCTCATCTTGCTCATAGTTATAGTTGGGTCTGTCACCAGTACTGGGCCTGTAATTGTACCGCCCTCACATAATACTACCTACCACCACGAGAAGTACCAGAATATTGAGGTACAGAAATGAATGGACGTGGAGCGAAGAATCCCCCTAGGCAGCGGGGACGTGGCAAAGCACCACAAAATCGGACCAGTCGACCTCCTCGTAGTCGGTCCATCGAGCGTGCTCAGCCACTGGCATATGGCCAATCTGTGGGCCCGTCACCCCCCCGGGGTGTGGCTTACAGACGAGGCCGGCAGGTTAATACCCAGCCGGAAATCATACTTCAAGTCGTTGCCTCGACAAGTAATGCGTATATCACCGTGCCAATCATCTCAGAACTGCTGTTCAATCCATCCTCCAATCCTGGATATGGTGGACGAGCTCAGTATATGGCCGGTCTCAGTAAATTGCACTCTGAGCATGTCTGGCGACGCCTCCGGTTCACATGGATCCCAAGTTGTGCCACAGTTACTCCGGGAAATGTGGTTCTGAAGTTCTTCCCGAATTACAGAACCCCGCTTCCGTCGCAAATCGTCGACCTAATGGACACTTCGTCCCTGACCTTTTGCCCCTATGAAAAGCACACATTCACAGTGACCGGACCAATTGGAGGTCTGAAGTACAACATCGGTCCAACCAGCTTCCTCGAGCTGTCCGACGAGGATAAAGGCGATTATAGCATTGGGCGCTTGGTTGTTGGAACCACCGCCCAGGTGTCTGCAATACCCCTTGGCATCATTCAGATGGTGCCCGAAGTGGAAATGATGGGTCCCGTGACCCTCTTCAATGCAGACACTGTGGCCGCTGCTGTGAAAGCAGTAGCCCCCCCTCCCTCTCCTAGGGAGGTTGCGCCCGCCACTTAGTGGCACATCCGATGGGCCCCGTCTCCCTGTTAAACAGGACGGACCTGGAGTACGCGCTGAGAGTGCTCCTTGTATACGCGTAAGATGGAAACCTAAATTCGCTTGGAAAGGATGTCATACGGGATGACCACGCCCACCTTGCCGGGTGGCCTAGTCTTTGACTTGGCGTGGCTGACACCACTAGTACACGAACATGGTGAAAATCGAAGGTGAAGGACAATATCTCCTGTGAAAACGGGGGGGGGGGGCCCTTCACAAAAACCCCCGAGCCCCGCTGGGAAGACGGGGGGGTTTCCAGAGAAAGCCCCCCCCCCCCCCAAAAAAAAAAAAAAAAAAAAAAAAC